AAGTGTCTCCGCTCCAGCTATAACTAATGCAGCTAGTGGAGATTTATTAACATCAGAAATAACTGTATCAATCCTAACGAGCTGGAGTTAAAATGAGTACACACGAAGAAGACTTAGCCTTCTTGAAGAAGACAGGCCAATTAACAAACGCACCAAAACCAACTGCACAAACTAAGAAAGACGAGGAATAACAATGGCAATCTATTTAAATAATAACGTAGGTGTTAAGTTGGCTACCAATGCGGCACCAACCACACCTTCAATCGATATCAGCGCTTATGTAACTAACGCTGTAATTAACCAGATCGTAGATGAGTTAGAAGTAACAGCGATGGGCGACACAGCACATAAGTTTGTTGCAGGTCTACAATCAGCAACATTCAGCATCGACTTTATCAATGACTGGGCAGCAGCTTCAGTCAATGAGACACTTAGCGCAGCATTTGGCAAGACCCTAGCAGTATCAGTAATTACTGTTAAAGGAACTGCCGTATCAGCTACAAACCCAACTTACCAATTCTCAATTCTGGTAAATAACCTGACCCCAATCGGTCAAGGTGGCGTGGCTGAGATAGCAACATCAAGTCTGTCCTTTACAGTAAACTCCGCAGTAACAGTGTCATCATCGGTGGCATTCTAACTAAGGAGTAACAATGGCAAAGCTAAAGATAACAAGGGCTAATGGTGAAGTATCTGAACACAAAATCACACCAGGTGTTGAGTACGCTTTCGAGTTAAAGTACGGATCAGGAATTAGCAAGGTCTTGCGTGAGCATGAGCGTCAAACAGAGATATTCTGGCTGGCTTATGAATGCTTACGCAGGGCTGGCGCACAGATACCTTTATGGGGCACAGAGTTTATTGACACTCTAGACACTGTTGAGGTATTAGACGAAGAAAAAAAATAACTGAGCGGAATTCTATTGTTTACACTATTGCTCAATTAGCAGTAGAGACTGGGATACCGCCTAGCGAGTTTATTGACATGGATACAGACATGTATCTAGCGATAATCCAGGTATTGACAGATAGAGCTAAGGAGATCAAAAATGCCAGTAGAGGTAATAGGCGTCGATGATGTGCAAAAGGGCCTTAGCTTTATAGATGAAGATATGTACAATCGCATCAAAATAGCTTTAGTGCCATTGATGAAGCGAGTAGAACAACAGGCTAAAGGTTATGTAGCCAGTGATGCTGAAGTTTTATCTGGTTGGGCCAAACCTGCATCTGCCAATTTAGATTACAGACCATTCCCTAAATATAATGCGGCATTAGTAAAAGGCGGCATAGGTTACAAAGAAGGCAAAAACGTACAATTTAAAAACGGATTTCAAGTAGAAAACTATGTCTATAACGTAAGCGCAGCTGGTCGCATTTATGAAACTGCAGGCCGCAGAAATCCACAAGGCAGAGCGCCTATTATGAGTACAACTTTAAAAGAGTTAGGCAACGTGCAAGGATACGAAGGCAAGAAGTCAGGCAAGAAAAGATCCACACGTGATTACAGCTCTAACAATCCTTTCGCTGGGTATCAGTTTGTTAGCGCATTAGAGCCAGTAACATCACAGCCTAAAACTAAAGGCGTTAGGTCTGGCGGCGTAAAGACTAAAGGTCGCTTAATTTACAAAGCATTTGCAAATCAAAGCCCTCGCATATATCAAGCAATTTTAGATGCTATCAATGACACTGCAGTTGATTTCAATAAATCATACGATAAGAAGGCAGCATAATGGCCAACGTAGTCGTCTCGGCATTAGCCACCTGGAATGGCAGAGCCCTTAAAAAAGGCAAGCAGGATATATCTTCATTTGACAAATCAGTCAAAGCATTAGGCCGTACCTTTGGCGTTACCTTCAGCGCAGCTGCTTTATTAAACTTTAGTAAAAAAGCAGTAAACGCTTTCGCAGCTGATGAAAAAGCAGCCAAGTCTTTAGAATTGCAATTAAAAAATACTGGTAATGAGTTTGCAACTCCAGCAGTAGAGATGTACATAGCAAACCTTCAAAAAATATCGGGCGTGTTAGATGATGAATTAAGGCCAGCATTCCAGGCTTTATTGACAGTTACAAAATCCGTGGAGTTAAGCCAATACGGATTAAATACAGCTTTAGAAGTAAGTGCGGCCACAGGCGCATCAGTCATTGAAGTAAGCAACGCTATTGCCAAAGGTTTTGTTGGACAGACTAGAGCGCTAAAGGCTTTAGTACCAGGCTTAGATGAAGCAGCTTTAAAAACTGGCGACATGGAAACAATACTAAAACAGTTAAACAAATTATTTGCAGGCCAAGCAACAGCCAGATTAACTACCTATGCTGGCAAAATGGATCTATTACAGGTAGCAACTTCTAATGCTACTGAGATTATAGGCGAAGGCTTAGTAGATGCTTTAACTGAATTGAGTAAAGATAAAAGCATAGGTAATCTTGCTAAGAGCATGGAAAACCTAGCAACCAACACAAGTGCGGCTATAAGTGAAATTGCAAAAATGATTAGCAAGTTTAACGAATTGGCTAATAGCCCTACATTTAAGGCAGGTATATTAGCCGCTGCTTTACTAACTAGAAATCCAACTATTGTTACTGGCGTTATGGGTTATATTGGTATTAGCGGGGCAGTAGGTCTAGCAAGCAGAGATTATGGTCTAGGTAATCAAGGTGGTACGCCATTTGGCCAGGCTGGATCATCTGCAGAATTAGCAAGAATAACTGAGCAAAAAAGAATTACTGCATTAAATAAATTACGTGCAACTGAGAACAATTTAATAAAAGAAAAGAATGCCCTAGAAGATTTAAAAAAGAAATACGATGTAGAGCGCATTGGCTTGATGCTTGCACTTAACCAAGCTACAGATGAAGAGACCCGCTTACGTATTGCCGAAAAGTTAGCAATTTTAGATGGAAACGCTGCTAAGGCTCAAGAGTATTTAGCAGATATTGAATTGATTAGCGTGACAGACAAACTATCTGATTCTATGAATAAAGCAGCTAACGCAGCTTTATACTTTAAAGATTGGGCAGATTACCGAGCAGGTGAGCGTGGCGATGCTAGTCGTTTAAGTATGGCGCCTGGCGGTGGCGGCGGTGGCGGCGGTGGCGGCGGTGAGTTCCCAACAACTGTGCCATTTAATATGGGTGCAGTACAGCGTGGCGAGTACATAACTGTAAATAATTCATTTGCAGGCTCAATGGTTACCGATCAAGATATGACTAATTTAATTACAGACACTATATTAAAAATCAACAAAATGGGCCGTGGTACTACACCCGCAGGCGGTCTATCTGGCGGCACCTAATGGCTGTACCAACAATCAATGCAATAATTAACTTCAGCACTGGGCCTAGTACGGCCCAAGCCATGCAGTTAGATATTGGCATATTAGGCACAAACGTATTGGCTGATTCTGTAGCTGTAATTGTTGATGTATCTAATCGAGTTAATCATGTGCAGACTAGCACAGGCCGTAATCCATTAACCGATACATTCCAGACTGGCCAACTTACCCTACGCATCGTAGATCAGAATGGCGACTTTAATCCGACTAACCCCGCAGGGCCTTATTATGGTTTATTAACGCCTATGAAGAAGGTGCAAATAACTGCTAACTACAATGGCGTTACTTATCCAATCTTCTCAGGCTTTATTACATCCTATGTAAACACTCAACCTAAAGACGCAACAGAAGTTGCCTACACAACTATACAAGCTGTAGATGCCATGAGGCTTGCCCAAAATGCACAAATATCTACAGTCACAGGTGCTAGTGCTGGCGATCTATCAGGCACACGCATCAATCAGATATTAGATGAGATCGACTGGCCAGCATCAATGCGCCAAATAGATGCAGGTCAAACCACATTACAGGCAGATCCAGGTACAGCACGCACATCACTAGGTGCTATGCAGACTGTGGCCGATTCAGAGTATGGCGCTATTTATGTTGATTTTGATGGATCGTTTGTATTTAAGGATCGCTTAACTGCTACTGCATCCATAGCTGCAACACCTACGTTATTTAATGATGATGGCACTGGTATCTCTTATGCCAACGCTATGTGGAAACTAGATGATACTTTGATCTTTAACTCAGCCCAGATCAGCCGTGCAGGTGGTTCACCACAGACAGCCATCAACCAGCCATCTATTGACAAGTACTTTATCCATAGTTACAACCTACAAGACCTACTAATGCAGACCGATGCTGTAGCCCTAGATTATGCCCAGGCTTATGTGGCATCTAGAGCTGAAACCACTATCCGATGTGATGCTATTGAGTTGGATCTGTACACCAGCAATTACAACGCAGGCATTCTTGCTGCCTTAGATCTAGATTTTTTTGATCCGATCACAGTAATTACTACCCAACCAGGTGGGTCTCAACTAGAGAAAACCCTGCAAATCTTTGGCGTGGCAAACACAATTACACCTAATTCCTTTAGGACAGTGTTTACAACGCTAGAACCTGTCATAGATGGGTTTATACTAGGGTACAGCGCTCTAGATGAAGATGTATTAAGTTACTAAGGAGAAATTATGCCAACTTGGCCAGGCACGACTGGTGATGTAGTTACCAGCACTATGTGGAATGGGCTACCAGCCTTTGATGTATCAGCTGATAAAACCACAGATTACACAGCTGCAAGCGGAGACGAATATCAGAAGTTGATACCGATGAATAGCGGGTCTGCAATTAAGTTTAGATTACCAACCGATGCAACATATAATTTTGCAGTAGGTACAGTTATTACAGTATTAAATAAAGGTGCAGGCGCACTAACTATTGATGCTGTTACATCTGGTACTACTACAGTATTAAGCGCTGGCGCAGTAGCAGCAGCACCAACAGTTGCACAATACAAATCAGCAGCCTGTATCAAAACAGCTGCAAACGTTTGGTATGTAGTTGGGGCTATTGCATAAATGTTAAATATAATTTCAGCACTAACACAAGCACCCATACCACCTACAATTAGCGTTGATTATTTAGTTGTAGCAGGTGGTGGTGGTGCTAATGGAAGTCCGCCAGGTTATTCAGGTGCAGGCGGTGGCGGTGCTGGTGGTTATAGAACTTCAATTGGTGGCACGCCTTTAACTGCAACTCCTGGAGTAAATTACACAGTTACTGTTGGCGCAGGTGGCGCAGGTGGTGGTAGCGGTGCTAACAATGGCAGCAAGGGTTCTAACTCTACTTTTAACAGCACAACATCAACAGGCGGTGGCAGGGCAGTTTATGAAGGTGCTGGCACTGCTGGTAATGGCGGTTCAGGTGCAGGTGCTACACAATCAGCAGGCAGAGGAACTGGCAACGAGGGTGGATATTCTCCAGTAGAAGGTTTTAATGGTGGCTTTGGTAATGGTAATGGTGGCGGTGGCGGCGGTGGTGCTAGTGCTGTTGGATTAGAAACTTCATACAACGTTAATCCGCAATATGGTGCTAATGGTGGTGCTGGTACAGCAAACAGTATAACTGGATCAAGTGTTACCTATGCAGGCGGTGGTGGTGGCGGTGGAAACTCAGGCGCAGGAACTGGTGGCGCAGGCGGTGGTGGTAATGGCGGTGCTGTTAATACTAGCGGTAGCAGTGGAAGTGCTAATACTGGCGGTGGCGCAGGTGGAACAGGCGCAACAGGCGGCGGAGTTAATTTATCTGGTGCCACAGGTGGTTCAGGTGTTGTAATTTTAAGATACCCAGATACTAAAACAATTACTATTGGTGCAGGTTTAACTGGTACAGAGAGTGCAGCTAGTGGCGGATATAAAAGAGCCACAATTACTGCTGGTACTGGAAATGTGAGTTGGGCATAATGGCACATTACGCATTCTTAGATGAAAATAATGTCGTTACTGAGGTTATTACAGGCGTTGATGAAACTGAGTTAATTGATGGATTAGATACCGAAAGTTGGTATAGTCAATTTAGAGGTCAAGTATGTAAAAGAACTTCATATAATAATCGCATAAGAAAACAATACGCAGGTATTGGTTATACATACGATGCAGATGCAGATGTATTTATAGCAGAACAGCCTTATGCATCTTGGACACTTGATGATGATTATGATTGGCAACCACCAACACCTAGACCTGAAGGCAAATGGTCTTGGGATGAGGACACATTAAGTTGGATTGCAATTGAAGCCTAAACTATGTGCAGCTGGAGTTCAATTAAGAGATCAAATTGATACCTGGTTTCCAGATAGGCGTACTGCCAGTGATGGGTGGTTGGGCGATAGCCGTCACTCCGCCAGAAAATCGGATCATAATCCAGACGGGATCTGGGTTAGAGCAGTTGATATTGATTCTCGGTTGGAGTCATC